TAAATAATTTTATTATCAGAATCAAAATAATCAACAAAAGCATAGGCAGATGTTGTGGTGTCTTGAATAATGTCATCTGCTGAAAAAGAACCAGCATCAACTTGAATTCTTTTTAAACAATTTAATGTTGACACTGTGGCGATATCGGAAGGTGAACCAGAGGTATATGGATTTTTTATTAAACCAATTCGTCGATAATCATTAGTAACCATAAAATCGCCGTCTTCATCATCATTAATATCAACAGCAATTTGAACATTGTATGCGCCTAATTCAGATATTGGATCATATCCATGTCCATTTTTAGGAGAAAGAACTGCCCTTGCTTTTGCGCCAGTTCCACCACCACCGGAAATAACAACTTTGACATAATCATAACCGGTTCCATGTTTTAATCCATATTTTCCTCCTTCAATAATTGAATCCGTTAAAGAAATATTAATAGCAGTCACAACACCATTAGTAACCGTTGCTGTTGCTACTGCACCTGTACCATTACCTTCAAACGTAATAGTTGGTGTAGATGTATATCCAGAACCACCATCTTCTACAATAACTTTAAAAATTCCACCAGAAATATCTGTTTGATTTGGGTCTTGAGTTGTCTTAGCAACAACTGGAAAATAAGAATCATTATAAAATGTTAATGCATCCGAAGCAGAAATTTCATTTATGTAGTGCCATACATATCCATCTGAATATCGTAATGGTTCTATTCCAATATGTGTTGGTTGAACAGTGGACACAGAAGAACCCGCTAATAAACATTTATATATTTTATACGTTGATGTAATTACATAGAAATTTTTATCGTATATTGTATTGTATGATGCGATGCCATCATCAACAATTATTTCTGAAAAGTTATCATCCCATGCAGTATATAAAGAACCAAATGTCCATTTGATAGTTGGTGCAGTATTAACAATATTTGCTGGATCAACTTTTTTCATGGCAATTATTTCATTATATATTTTGGCTTTATCATATTCTCCGTCAATTGGTGTTTCAACGACATCATCGGCAGTTGCTGATAACTCATCAGACCAATAATCTGATTTTGCTAACCATAAGTAAAGATAATTTTGAATTGGTGAATCAGAATATGCGGATATAAAATTATTAGCATTTTCTATTCTTTGTTCTTTTGTTACAATCGCTGTCATATTTTTTCTCTAATAGATATTAGTTATAAAAACTTATTTTACTTTATTTATACAATAGGTGAGCCGATTTCTTCTTGTTTAATATAAGAATTAGCATTAAAATCACCTAAAATTAAATGAGAAATCGGAGTTTCTCCATATTCTTTTATTTTAGTTTCGGTATTAAATAAAAATCGAGTCGTTAATGATCGTCCATGATATCTTTCTGAAATTGGAATTGCCACAAAAGTCAACAAAACGAAACTATCAGCAACCATCATTTTCCATTCATCGGCTGTAATTAATATTTTTATTACTTTAATAAGATTTTCAATTTTTCCAAATTGTTCTATTGGCATTTTTCCGTTATTTCCATTAATTAATAATAACAATGTGGTAAATAAAATAAATCCAGCCGGATGTAATAATTCTTTGAAAGGTTTTTCCCATTCGCTTCCTTGAATATCAATACCCACATCATACGAATATTGTTGATAATAATAACTATCTTGCAGATAAATATTATCGCTTAAAAATCCATCATTTGTTTTAAAATATCCTTTATTTAAAACAAATCCTTTTAATTCGCTTTGAGCGCCATCCAATGATATTCTTGATTGATTATCTCCGACCCATTCACCATTAGACGCAATTAACACATCTTCCCATGGAACATATATTCTTGGAGTCTTATTATATAAGACCCTAAAAAAACTACGAATGGCATCAAATGATCCTTTTTGTCGTAAAAATGTTCCGATATATTTTAAAAATATTCTTTTATCTATTTTTAGATTTTTTGCAGCAAAGAACGATCTCCCATATTCATAAAACCATTTAATAATTGTTTCTTCATCAGAATCAACATCAATGCTATCTATATTTCTTTTTTCAGATAATGTGTTTATTGAGGCAGAAATACCAGATTTATCAGAAGAATTCTCAAATAAATAATATTTTTCTAATAATGTAACTAATGTTTGTATTTCTTGACGCAATCCAACAGGAAATAATTCATTTACAGATAATATTTCTTTTGCACTATTTAATGGATTATTTAATGAAGTCGAAGATGTGCTTAAAGGAATACTAGCAATTCCACCACCTTTTAATTTAGCAGTAGAAATTAAAACTTTTTTTGATTTTAACGCATTAACATTAGTAATGGGTAATTGTTGAAGTTCTTCTTCTGTTGGCATTTGTATTTAACAATAATGTTATTATTCAAATAGAGTAATATTTCTATTTGTCGGATTATTTCTTACGATTCCTAATGAATTTTCTGTTTGTAGAAAATCTTTTTCTACTCTAATTTTTATATTATTCTCATCTAATTGTAAAAGTTGATTTCTCAACGGAACAATATCATATGATTTTGGATTGATATATAAATCAATATTAGAATCAACATCTGGATTAAATCCATAAAGATAAATGGTTTTTTCTGAAATATTAATATATCCGATATCAACATTCTCAATAATTTGAGTTCCACCAGTTCCAACATATACTAATATCAATTGTCGTTTATTACTGTCAATTGAATCTGGACGATCTGTAATATAAACTAATTTATTATTTAATCGAAATGGTGTTGATTTCACAAAAACATTATCCGAATCATAATCATAAAAATCTGTCGGTATGAATAATTGAAACACATTATCATAATAACGAGTTAATTCTAATTTTTTAATTAAATACACATTTGCGACAGTATTTTGTATCGAAAATTCAGACGAATCAATAATTTTTAATAATTGAGAATGTCTAAAAACACCATTAAATGTTTTTAAACTATCATCTTCGTATTGTAAAATTGAATTTCTTATTATATCAATAATTTCTTGAGGAGTATTGGTTGTTTTTGTTTCATCATATTTAGAAACAATATCCAATCCAATATAAGTATATTCAGCATCAACAATTCTTGGAGAGATTGTAGCAACTCGTCTCCCTTCTAAAATTTCATTTAAAATATATTCTTTTGATGCGTCTGATAATAAATCCCCATCTGTTGGTTTAATACAAATATAAACTCTTCCATATTCAGCAGGAGTGCTATCTTCTCCGCCCCATACATTAATAGTTTCTGTTTGTGGAAATTCTTTTTTAATAATAGAAGCATAATCTTTATATGTCACGCATCTGTTTTGAGCTTCATAATAATGTGAAGCATTAAATCGTATTGATTCAATGCCTTCTTTATCTCCACCCCCATTTCCAGCCAATACTGTTGTAATATATTTACTTTCAGTATTAGATGTTATATTGATATCTGTATTAAATACGTTTATTCCGTTAGCGGTAGCACCTGCACCATAAAAATATTCTATTTCAATAATATTTTGAGCTTGAGGGGAAATTCCAACATTTCCTCCCGTGAAATAAATTTCATATAGTCCTAATGAATTTTCTTCTATAAAATAAACTGGGGTTTCATCATCAATTGACGAAAAAACTGAAAATTTTTCATATGTGGTGTAAAACGAACTTGATTCGGATTGTTTTACTCGAACTTGAATCGTTGAAATATCAACATCTCTATCAACAATTTCAAATTTAGAATATGGATTTTTTGGATCAAAATAATATCGAATAATTTTTCGATTTCCTTGACGTAAAGTAACATCAGAAAAAATAAAATTTCCATCTATATTTCGTTCTGCCGAATGTTCTTCGGTGACATACCAATTTAATTGTCCACCAGAAAATATAGAATTTTGACGTAAATAAGCAACAGTATTAGTATAAGATTCAGAAGGAACGACGGTTAAATCAATTGTGGCTAATGCACACGAAACAGAATTAGGAGTATATCCTAATTGTTTAACAAGAGATACTATATTATTTCTTGATTGGACAGTATCAAGAAAACTTTCATTCAACGCCAAATGAGCAGTCATTGCATTCATTTGAGTATTATAGGCTAACACATCTAATAAAATATTAAGTCCAGAAGAGTCAAAATCATAATCAAGAAATTCGCTCTGAGACGAAAGAAATGTTTTTAGATTTTGTTTTATTAAATTGAAATCTAATTCAATATTGGTCCCTTTTAATTGAGTTGCTGCTGTAGTCATATCTATATTTTATCGTAATCTTTTTAATTGAATTTTAACATCTGGAGTATTTTGTAAATTTTGAATGCTATATACAATTTCAACACCAATTGAATTTGCATCTCTTCCGTCAATTGTTTTTATTTTTTTAACTTTAACTCGCGGCTCAAATAATTCAATTGATCTTTTAATTTGATCCTCAATATCTAATGGATTTAATAAATCAATATTAAATAATAAACCATTTAATGGTGTACCAAAATTGGCATTAAACGGTTTTTCTCCTGGTTCTGTTAAAATTAAATTGATCAAAGCACGTCTAATTGCCGTTTCTTCTTTTAACGGAACTAAATTATTATTCAATGGGTGTTTAATTAATCTCAAATCAAAATCACTATAGACTTGATCACGAGAATATATATCCTCATATTCATAGATAGAAGAACTATTTTGATATTGATTGATTGTTGTTTGTGTCATCTTATATCATATTTATAATAGAATAAAATATTTATTATACTTCTACTTTATGATGAATATCTGGTGGTAATGCTTGTTTATGAAGAAGATTAACAAATTTTGCCTCATATAATCTATGATTTAAATAAGTAAACGTTCCACCTCCACCATCGGTTTGAACATGAATCCAAGGAAGTCTAGTTCCGGTTGTTTTATATTCTAAAATAATCGCTGAATATCCTAATCCACCTTGACACCATTTAGCCATATCATAATAATATCCTTTTCCAAGACCAATGACTTGAAAATCAAAGGCATTTCCTTTTTCATGTTGACTTCTACATGAAGTTGCTTTTCTAAAACCAGATGTTAATTGTAGTTTTCCTTTTGGTCTTCCATAGGTATTAACAGCAAATCCACCTAAATGTTCATATAATGGATCAACCGCAGATCGAGCTAGTTTGGATAGATTTTTAACAATTTGTTCTACTGTTAATCCACATTGTTCTTGTAAATAATGTGGAAAATAGGCAGACAACGTTAAATCTCGAACATAACAATGTTTAGAAATTTTGAAATCATATATTGGATTTGCCGGGTCTTTTAAATCACCTTCATAATCTGTTCCTACACCATCAACAATCGCACCACCACTACCACCAGAATCTTCATTATCTTCTGGTTTTTTCAACACAATATCTGGTTGTCTATTAACCCATTCCTCAACACCCAATTCTCCTTTTCGCATTGCTACTTTAATTGCTCCTTGAGAAATTGTCGTGGTTTGTCCAGGGAATCCTTCATGGCGAATTGTAAACTCTTCTGTTTTATATGGAATGGTCATTTCATGTGGTCTTTTTTCAATTGGACTTGGGATATTTCCAGATACAGAAAAAGAATTTCCAGAAGCATAATTCATATCAATTAATGGAGCAGTAATTTCCATTCCAGTAATTGATTGTAATTTTGTTTTTATTGTAGAATTTAATTCCAAATTAGTATCACTATGTAATTGCATTAATTGTTTTGATTGTAGTTTTGTTTGCTCTTGTGAATAGGTTTCTATATTCTTTTTTGCGTTCAATTTAATGTTTTCTTGAGCATTTAATGTAATATCTCTTCCTGCATACACATTAAAATCTCGTAATGTATGAATGTTTGCGTCTCTTCTTACATGAATTTCCGCATTTCTTGCAATATTAATTCTAGCATCTCCATTAATAGAAATTTGTGCTTCTTTATCAATATATAATTCCAATTTACCAAATATATGTGCACGATTATCACGAATGATAACTGCAAAATCATCTCCCATTACAAATTGTTTACGACTTCCATCTGCGTTAATATGATATCCAGTTCCAGAACAATGTCTTTCTTGAATTCTTTCATAAGATGGAGTATCATCATATTCAAAAATATGACCAGATTCTGTATTAATAAAATGATTATATGGATATGTTGCATTATAAGACATTGCTGGTTCCAATAATAATGGATCACGAGCACTATCATAATTATGTTTCATTCCACCCGGTTCATATACTGTTCTATCGTTTCTTGACACCCGATGCACATCTGGTTCAGATGGATATAATGGATGTTTAGTTAATGGTCTTTCATATAAGGTTCCGGGCAATAATCCTTTACGAATATCAGTAAAAGTGGAAATTAATGGTTCCTCAATAATTTCTTTAATATCTCTAAAAAAGAATTCATCGGCAATTAATGAATCAGTCATAAAAGAGGCTAATGGGTCCCAATAAATATTAAATACTTCATTTAATATTAAATACGGTCTTTCAATGACACCAAAAATAAATTTTGAAAATCCACCCAAATTTCCAATTGATAAAATTCCATCAATAATATTAGTAAAATCAGTTGATAAAAATGAACTAAGAATATTAGTAGAATCGTCAAGAATATTACCTAAATGATCAGTCGTAAATTCAACTAATGCACCAACTTCATCAATTTGATTATTAACAGATTCAATTGTTTTATATAATGGACTTATTTCATTATTGACTTCTTGTTCAATTTTTTGAATACCTCGATCCAAAGCATTTCGGGTAATTGTATTCAAAAAACCTTCAAATTCATAATCAATATTGTTTGTTGTTGTTGATGTTTGATCTGTCATCGCTTTTGATACTCTATAACCATATCTTTCAAAGATTTTTCTGTTTCATCTTTAATTTCTGTTTTTAATGTTTCTTTTGTTGCCGCATCCATCGTTGAAATTTTATAATGATCTTTTACTTCTTGTTCCATTTGTTCTACTAATTTAGTCGCCACAGATTCTGATACTTCTTGAATTTGTTCTTCAAATTCTTCTGTCTCTAATTTATGATCTTTAAACCCATCCATACTTTTTATTCCTAATGCATCCAACACTTCTTTAGTAAATTCTGTAGATTTTTTTGTCAATTCAGAAGAAAATCCTTGTAATTTATTAGTAAAGGATTGAGTTTGTATATCTGCTAAATCTTTATTAGTTGGAACACTGTTTTGTTCTACATCACTTGCTGTTTTATTATAGATATTATTTTGTTTTAATACATTTTCCGTTCCGGTCCATTTAGGCGAAGAACTTGATAACAATGCTCCGATAATCACCGGGTCTTGACAAGAAAACCCATCGCGGAAAAACCCCATAACCCATGTTCCTTCAATCATTCCTGGTGCAGTTGCGCCAATTCCACCAAAAGAAGCAGCGGTTGCTGGAAATAATGGAGTAGCCCAAGGTAGTGTTTCAGTTGGAATTTCTGTTCTATCCGTAGAATGCACACCAAAAATTCTAACTCTAACACGGCCCATAAAAGCTGGATCATTTCGATCTTCTACGACACCAGTCCATGGGACTTGAAATTGTCCTATTTGATGAAAAAAATCAAATTCTCTATCCATTTTTTAGGCTACTGATGTGTTTGGATTTGCGTCAACTGGATTATTTGGATTGGCATTAATATCATTTGGATTATATGGAATTGAACTTTTTGAATTATCTAAATCTTCTGTTGAAGAATCTCTATTAATAATTGCATATGTGAAAAATTGTTGTTCTTTAAATACATGTGTAGCTTCTGTAACAAAATAACGACCAGACAAATATTCATCGTAAATATTGAGTGTATTTCTATCTCCATCCATTTGATTGGCTAATAATTCAATTGGAGCCGTTTTTTGAACTTTTATTTCAACAATCATTCCAGGATTTAATTTAAAATCTCCTAAAACTTTAATTTTATGTTGCATAAAATCCATGTTTTTTCGTATCATATCTCCGGTTCTTCCAATTCGGCCTAATTGTTTAGGGTCATAATTTTGAACATATTTTCCTCCAGAACTATACCCTTCTCCACCTGTTGTATATCCAGAACCATCTGATTGAGTATCATCAACAGGAAGATCATCTGCATTCAAATTATTTGCAACACATTTAGAATATTTGGTTCCTGAAGTACCAAAAGCATCTGTTCCTGGCGCGGCACCATTTAACCATTTGGATGCGGCCCCTGCTCCTTGATTGTGAGCATATCCCAAGACTGCCATTTTTTGTTGTGGAGAAAGGGCACGATATTTTG